ATGCGCACAAACTACGTCTTGGTCGATTACGAGAACCTGCAGATATCTTCTGTAGATATGCTCCTTGCCGAGCATTTCAGGCTGCTGATGTTCTTGGGCCCGAACAATACAAAGCTTCCTACAGACCTCGTAGTTGGTATTCAAAAACTTCACGCTCGAGCGGAGTATTTCCAGCTAGTCACTCCTGGACATAACGCGCTCGACTTTCAGCTGACCTTCTACCTCGGAACTCTTACGGCGAAAGACGCGAGCGGGTATTTCCATATCATTTCTCGCGATAAAGGCTTCGATCCGCTGATTAGACATCTGAGGACGCAGGGCATTTCCATTACTCGCTCTGAAACGATTGAAGACATGCCCTGCTTCAAACCCTTAGAAATTACGCCGGCTGCAAAACCTACCGTCGTGCCTGTTCAGAGCACGGGAAGCGGAGCTGACTTGATCAAACTAGTGGTTTCAGACTTGATCAGTAGAAAAGCCTCTAAGCCCAGGACTGTTAAAACTCTGATGAGCACGATTCACGCGAAGGTAGGAAAAAATCGACCCGTCTCGGAAATCAACAGCATTTATAAAGCGTTGAGAGACAAGGGGTACGTTCAGGAGAACGGCACCAAAGTCAGTTATAAACTACCGCAACGCGCTTAGCGGATTCAGTTTTAGCGCGTCATGCAAATGGTCCGGGGACAAGTGGGCGTAACGCATAGTCATAGCCAAGCTTGAGTGTCCTAGGATCTTCTGCAATGTGAGTATGTTGCCGCCTAGCATCACGAAGTGACTGGCGAAGGTGTGTCGCAGAACATGCGTGGCTTGGCCAGTAGGTAGCTTGATCGAGGTCGTATCAATCACCCGGCTGAAGGTAAGCATGCAATTGCTGAACAGGCCATGGCGCTTGAAGTGACCATGCAGACACCCTTCCAGAGCCTTATCTATCGGAATCGTACGAGTCCGCCGGGATTTCGTATTGGCAAATGTCACCGCACCATTCGCTACCCTGGCCGGTGTCAAAGCCTGAGCCTCCCCCCATCGTGCTCCAGTCGAAAGACAAACCCTAGCAACCAAGCCAATTCCTGGCGTAGTGTCCCGACCATCAAGAGCATCTAGGAGCTCAGATATCTGCGGCAACGACAGGAAGGAGAGGGGGCGTTCCTGCAAGCGAAGCGGGCGCACCTTGGCCAATGGGTTTGGATAGTCGATATCGTCGAGGTGTATCAGCTGGTTGAACATCGACTTGAAGTAGCCGAAGCGATTGTTCAGCGTCTTGCCATGTACGCCCGATTCGATGTGTTGCCGTCTGATTTCACAATACGCATTGCCCGTGAAGGTAACGCCAACGGGGTCACCAAGATCCTTGGCCAGCGTGGTGAGTATCTGTTTGATGCGCGTACCGTCTGCAAGAGTGTGCCCATGCAGGTCGTGGTAACGGTCAACTAGCTCAGATAGCCGCCGGCGATCTTTGGGTTTTGGAGACCAGCTAGGCGTCTCGATGCACTTCGCTCGACAGGTAGCCTCAAACCTCAGCGCTTCAGCTTTGGTCTTGACAGTCTTACGAAACCGTTTGCCTTTAACGGGTTCAACGTCGACTTTCCATTTGCCGTTTGGCTGTTGCTCGATAGCCATTAAACAGCGCGCCCCCAACGTACGTGACGTTCCTCAAGCAGTGCTTTGATGTGCTTGTAGAGGTCGTGCTCGCTCATGTCTTTGGCGGCATAGTGGTCGCGGATGACGGGCCAGCATTCCCACTGTTTGAGGTTATCAAACGCCTTTTTTGCGCCCACCCGTTCCCTTGCCAGCAAGCTGACGAAGTTCCCCACGAACAATTCGACGTTCTTGCCGCTGAAGCCACGGCTGGACTTGTAGTAGCGCTTGTATTCGGTGTCATCGAGCATGGAATCGGCCTCTATCTCTACCTTCACGTCATCACGAATAAGGGTCCAAATCGCTTCATAGCGACCAGGGCGGGACAGCAACTTGAACTGGTGCAAGCCATACCTCCACAGACCGTCCAAGTGCGCAGAGAAAGCCTCAAACGTACGGGTGTCGATGACCGCGCGGGAGTGCAGATTTACGGAGCCACTGGCGAACTGCTGGATGATGGAGTGGTGGTAGCGCAGTTCGATGCGCCACACGGCTTGCTTGGGGTTGTAGTTGTTCGGGTCGTCGTGGTCGAACGAGTCTCGGCGACGCCAAACGCTTTCCCAATAGTCGAGTTTGTCAGTAGCTCGGGCTTGCTCGGTCTTGTTGTAGATGCAGAGCTGTACGCCACTGGCCGAGCCGAACATCGAGGTTTCGCCACGTCCGTAGATGCTCGATTTCATGTCCCACTGAATTTCATTGATGCCCGAAATATCACGGTGAGTACGAGCCCGGCAGTGCATGCGGGCGACCAAATCCTTAGGCGGTTCCCAGCCCTGTAGATCGAGCGCCAGATGGACAGCGCATTGGTTAACCTCAACGTGGGTGAGGAGGGCGTCGGCGTAGTAGTCGAGACGGGCTTGCAGACGTTCAGGCGACAGATTGTCGATGGCGTGGGGCGACACTTCGATTTTCAGATGCGGACCAATCTGGTCGATTTTGGCGTTGAAGTTCTTTACCAGCAAAATCAGACCGAGGTCTGCGTTCTGAAGCTTGTACTGATAGCCCGAGTCTTTCCCAACTCGACCCGAGTGCCAGCGTTGGCCAGCGAAGTCGACCATGGCACCAGGGGTCTCAAACAGGGCCATGATTTCCGGGCGAATCATGCCCTTATACAACTGGCGCACGGTATCGACGCCACAGCGCAGCAAGCGAACACCTGACAGGTCAGTGAAGACTGCCGTTTTATCGTCAAAAAAGACTCGGCCGAAAGGCGACTCTTTGAATTCTCGGTCTGCACGAATTTGGTCTTTGACGCTCATTACTTTCACTCCGAATAGCTACGAATCGAAACTGTGCTTACTGGTTTATCTGACGTGTTACAGGGACGTCACGCGGCGGCTCGCTTGCTCTGTACCTAGCCGCGCGCTCGCCGCCTTGCTCCTCAATTCAGGAGCGTCCGAGGTAGCCGGCTGTTATCGGGTATGCCAATCACACGAGTGCCCTCAATTTCGCTCTCTGGAGCGTTTGCAGTGGTTTGGTTGGGGTAGGTCTGGATTGGTGCCGTCTGGCCCGATTGAGCGCGTGCGAGTTGCTGTGCGGGCATTGCGCCCTTGCATAGGGCTTGGCCTTCCCAGCCCTTATACTTGATCACCACGTAGCAGGGGCCGCGATACCCAAGCTTGTAGCCAAGGTCGGCCAGTTCCTGCCCGGTCTGCCTGAATATCCGCCCTTGGTCATCCTCGACTTGGAACATCACCTTGCGGCTGAATTCGCCGTTTCGGTTTCCCTCGATCACGGCTTCGACGTAGATATGCCGACCATCGAAAGGATGAGCTAGGACAGGATCCAGTGCAACACCCGACCTGCCACCCAAAGAAACAGGCAATACATCAGCAGCCACGTTACTAATATTTTGAGCAGGCGCAGCAGCAGCCGGAGCAGCTTTTTCAGCAGCGGGAACAGGTGTTTCTTTATGGGCGCCAGCAGGGCCGAAATCGATGCCGCCAAGAGAAAATACAGCGACAAAAACACTGGCAATAAATGCCAGGAGAAAAAGTAATTTAGGTGAGCGGAAAAGGCTCTTACCGGCCGTGGTGTCTTGGGAGACGCCGGTTGCGGTTGATTGGTAGAGCTTGAAGGTAGCGGGCTTGATTCGCTTGTATTCAATGATGGTGCCTTCGGCTGGGGCACGGTTGAGCTGGGCGTCATGCTGAGCCTCCTTGTAGCGGCCAGAAATGCCGATCACGGCAAGGTTTGAATGCTTGTAGGCCATCTCACTAGTCATCCGAATGTCGTCGCGGATGTAGCTGATGTTCGGGGTCGTTAGAACAACGTCCCAGTTCCAATGCCGGTGGCGGGTCCAGCCGTCGAGCCAATCCATGGGGCGATCCGCAGCGGCCGCCGCTTCACTACCACCCGGATAGTCGAACTGAGCCAGATCCTTTTCGCGCCACGATTTGGGGAATACGAGTTGGGTTTCATCAAAAATGATGAACGCGCCCCGCGGTGCCCATTGGAACCAAGAACGCATCTTTTCCATGTCGGCACGTACCTCGAGGTCGAGGTTGATGATGTCGACCGACTCCGGCACCTCGGGCATCACCTGCAGAACCCTTTCCAGGGTGAAGCCACGAATGTTGGTGATGATCACGCGGCCAGCTTTTAGCGCACGAACAGCATCGTCTTGGATGGCACCGGAGGTTTTGTAAGAGCCGTTCGGGCCATGGTGAATTTTGATGGCCATGTCAGCGCCCCATGAACGGCACGAAGCGAAGCATGAACCGGGTAGAGAAAGCGGAAAACAGGATGTTCAGCCCCTGCGGGATGCCGAAAAACGAAAGCCCGCTCAACACCTCGCCGGGAAGGCCGGAATACATCTGCCGGATTTGCTGGGTTACGCCGATGCTGTTCACTACGTCTTGGGCCGCTTCATACGCCACCTGCAAAGCGAAGATTTGCATCTGGATATACGAGTACAGCGCGGCCTTCGTGGCGATCACCATGAAGGCTTTCAGCAGGTCGTAAATGCCCGTCGTGAGGAAGTCCCACACGTACTGAAAGAACAGGAAAATCTGGTCAATCGTGCTGCTGATCCATTCCACGGTTAGTCCCTCAAGATGATGAAGCCGGCCAAGATCGTGGCGCAGGCGAGCAGGATGTATTTCAGGTAGATGAGCTGGTCTTCGAACTTGGCTGGGCAGAACTCCAAGTTGGTGTTGATCTGAGGGGTGCGGATGGGAATGGAGTAACAAGGCAGCGATGCGCTACCACCACCAAGATTCAGATCGAATGCGCCAGAAAACAGGTTGGAGTACTGCTTAATCAGGCCATCCAGTTGCTGGCGGCCTGCGTCGATTTTCTTCTGCCACTGCGCTTCCTCTTCGCCGAAGCCTTCGGATGCTTTGCCTACGAGCGACTTAGTGGGGCCGGCGATATCGTCGTCGCCTTCTTCCTCACTTTCACCATCACCATCAGTGCTCGGGCAACTGGTGCCCTTACAACTAGAGCTGGAGTTACCCGGCGAGCCATCGGCATTGGTGTGGTTGTTGTTGGTCGTCGTGGTGGTGCTAGTGGTGCAGCTGTTTACGCCAGTGCATTTGGTTTCGGTCTTGGTAATGGTTTGCTGGGTGTCTTTCGAGCCATCAGGGTTAGTCGTGGTTTTTGTAGAAGTCTCGGTCTTGGTTTCGTTGTTCTTGCCGGGCTTGGTAGCGCAGCTCCAGTTGTTCTCAGCACCGGCACCAGCCGTTCCCCAGTTGCAGTTATTGTCTTGCTGTTGCTGGCTTATCTCGGTGTCAGTGCAATTGATGACGGTGTAGGGCTTGCCGTTAGCATCCGTGCCCGTCTGAGCGACTTGGCACTCATTCGACTTCTCGACCTCGGGCGCGGATAGATCCTTGGTGCAGTCCTGCTCAAGGTTGCATTGGGTGTACCCAGCAGGGTTCGCACCGGAGCAATCGTTGCCGGTGTAGTTACCTTCGTAGTAATAGGTGGTGATGCCTGTTTTGGGATTTGTGTATTTGTGCTGTTGCGGGAGTGCAGCAGCACAGCCGCCAATACATGCAGAACCGGGCAGCAGAGCGGAGCTGGCAAACGTAGCAAAACGGCCTTCTTTGGCCTTGCATTGGCTAACGTCACACAGACCAGTTGTGGTGTTTAAAACGTATCCAGCAGCACAGGAGTCGCCACTACGCGAGGCAGTGACGCCGTTAAAAGGACCCTGACCGGTGGCGGTGACCTTATAAACGCAGTAATACTGCGTTTGGGAGCGCTGAGTAAGAGAAACGACGCTGTAGTCAGGACGGGTCTTGGCATAATAGGCAACACACGCCTGCATAGGCGTTGCGCCGGTGACGTAATCAGAACCGCTACCAGTAAACCAGAAATAAGTGGTAGCTGCGTTGGCAGCACCAATCGAGAAAAACGAGAAGAGTAAGACGACAAAAACTTTGTGTAGACGCATGCAATAAAAAAGGGGCCTTTTTATCGGCCCCTTTTCCCTCCCGTCAGAAGAACTCGCCGCAGCGGTAACCGGTTATGAAGGCCCCGGCCACGAATGCGCCGAGCCACACTGACCAGAGCACGTGTTACGCCTTACGCAGCATGCCGAACACGACACCAGCGCAAGCCAGTACGGCGAGAGCCAGAGCCACATAACCAGCCACGGTGCCAGCGGAAGTACCGCCTGCGGTGATCTGGTCTTGAACGCCTTCAATGCTGATCGGGATGGCAGCAGCCATGGCCTGACCGGCCGAGAAAACGGCCAGACCAGCAGCCAGACCCAGAGCGGAGAACTTGTTACGCAGTTGCAGTTGTTTCATGGTTGTTACCTCATACGTCGAAGGATTGAAGCTATCCAGCCACCGTATAGCCCTACTACAAACACCATCAGCACCCCGCCGCATCCAACGGCGAAGGCTTCTGGCGAAAAACCACCTGAGACCAAAATGTCTACATAGCCAGCGGCCTCGGGCGGAATCAGGTAGGCCTGTTGCCATCCAAGTTGGGAGCAGCTGATAGAGGCATCAGCGTTGGTGACCCACTCCATGCAAACCTGAACAGCAACGACCATCGTTAGTTACCCACCAGCGGGAGGCCGCCAAACGTTTGCACCTGAGCGATCACCGAGTCGGCAATGGCGAGGCCGTCTGACAAGCCGACGATGTAGCCGCCAATCCCGGCCAATGCAGCGATGAACAGATAGCGATACATGGCAAACCCTCCCTGTTAACCGTTACGCCTTCGGCGCTTCGGTGGTGGGTTTGCTTGGGGTTGGTTGGGCTGATTGAGTGGCAGCGCGGGGCTTAACCGACTCAATGTGCAGGGCAAGATTTTTGCCCTTGTTTTGACCGCCACGGGCTACGTCAAAGGTGATGCGCACGGTTTCCAGCGGGGAGAAGTGAGCACCGGCGGCGAAGATTTCTTCGGCGGCGTCATCGTCAGCAGCCATGCCGATAATCGACAGGCCGTGCTCGGTTTTGCCGTCCGGCTCATCGCCGTAAAACACCTTGATGTA